GGCAACAATTCCTTGCTTTGCGGCGGCGCTGTGGGTGTCAGCAGTCTTGTGTCGGCTGCGTCCTGGAACTTTTCCGCGCGCCCTTACTGTAAAACACCTACAACTGCGACGGCTTCTGATATAGAAGCCTAGCAGTTAAAAACGGGGGATCGGGGGGCGGTCAGCCCCCGTGTACCCTACACTATACGAAAGATACACGGGTTATGTGTGCGTCTGTGCGGTTTTCCGTCGCCTGCCGCGATTGTGGACGGCAGCTGCAACAATTCCTTGCTTTGCGGCGGCGCTGTGAATGTCAACAATCTTGTGTCGAATGCGAACTGGAACATTTCCGCGCGCTCATTTCTGTAAAAAATGGATCAATAACATAATGCACACATTATTCGGAAGCCAACGGCTTGAAATGATACCCCGAAGTAGGCGGGGCAAGTACCAGAGTGGAAAGCCCTAGAGGGAATAGAAAGGAAGATCCATGAAAACCTACAAAAATTTATACGAAAAGATTATTTCAGAAGAAAATCTGAAAAAGGCATTCTATGCAGCAGCAAAAGGAAAGAAAAACAGACGGGACGTGCGCCAGATTCTGAATAATATAGACGAACATGTCTGCATATTGCATGAAATACTGAAAAAAGAAGAATTCAGACCAGCACACCACATACCACAGGAGATCAATGACGGATTCAAGCAGAAAAAGCGCAGGATCATAAAGCCGTACTACAAATATGAACAGGTGGTACACCATGCAATTATACAGATCTTAGCACCGAAGCCAGAAGAACTTGTAAAGGATCCGACATTGAAAAAGGTTCTGAACAGTGGCGCGTATGAATTTTCGTGCGGATCCATAAAAGGACGCGGCGCGCATTATGGGAAGAAGTATATTGAACGCTGGATCAGAAATGACCGGAAGAATACGAAGTATGTTTTGAAAATTGACGTTCGCCATTTCTTCGAGAGCATACCGCACGACAGATTAAAAGCAAAGCTGCGAAGAGTGATTGCAGATGAAAAAACACTGCGCCTGCTGGACATTATTATTGACGCCGTGCCGGAAGGTTTGCCGCTGGGCTATTATACAAGTCAATGGCTGGCGAATTTTTATTTGCAAGACTTAGATCATTACATAAAACAGGAGATCTGGAAACCGGAAAAGGAAAAGAAGACAGCGCAATATATCGCCAGAACAAAGAGAAAAGGGAAAACAGCCGGGAAAGTGCCGAAATATGCTTGCGGCGTAAAATACGGCGTCCGGTATGTTGACGATATAGTGTGTTTCGGAGCAAACAAAAGAGATCTGAAAGTCGCGCTGGAGAGGATCGAAGCATTTTGCGAAGAAAAGCTGGGTCTAATCATAAAAGACACAAAACAGATCTTCCCATTATCGAAGGAATACGAAGTGGAGACAATCGACAGACACGGGAAAAAGAAAATAGTAACAAGGGAGATCGGACGCGCACTGGACTTCATGGGCTTTCTGTTCAGAAGGACACGAACGACGATCAGAAAAGCGATTCTGTACAGGATCACACGAAAAGCAAGGAAAATAAGTAAAAAGCAGAAGATCAACTGGCTGGACGCCAGCAGCATGATCAGCCGCATGGGCTATTTTAAGCATACAAATTCGTACAACGTCTTTGCATGCTGGATCAGTCCATTTATAAATATAAAGCAGCTGAAAAAGAAAGTTTCCAAACATGGAAAGAAAGGAAGTGCGAACTATGCAGCAGCCTAACTGGAAACCCGGTGAAACTACCGAAACGGCACGCCCGGAAGAAATTATCATGGGAACAGGTCGTATCAAAGTACGCCGGAACATCACAAGAGAAACACGCACAACCGAAACAGGAAAGCAGAAAGTCTGGGTATATGAATATGCAGACATGACGCTGGCACAGTACGAAGAATACGCAGCGGAAGTGGCACAGCTTGACACGCCGCTGGCACGACAGATGCAGGACAACGCAACAGCACAGCTGGAAGCTGTAGCGGCGCTGTACGAAGAGGTAATGAAGACAGCAGACAACCAGCGGGCGATCATGGAAGGGATCGCGGAAATTTACGAACAGGGGGAAAATAAAGTATGACAAGCGTATATGTAAAATTGGTGATTGTTGGATCCAGAGAGATCAGCAGCGTTCCTGCAAAACATATTGTAGAAGTTGCAAAGCGTGTGATTGAGAAGGGCGCAGAGGACGGAGAAACATATATCACGATCGACGACGTACCGGAGAAACACAAAGAAGCTGTAATCGAAGCGTTGAAAGCGGACGGCTACGACGAAAACGGCGAAAGCATGTAGAGGGGGACAAGAAAAATGACTAATTATGCACAGGGATTCATGGACAAGTACAACGCGATCGCAGGCGCAGCCGTAGCGATTCTGACAGCTGTATTCGGTATTTACTGGTATGTATTCGCAGCCTTTTTGCTGCTGAATGTGATTGACTGGCTTACTGGCTGGTATAAATCGTACAAGAAGAAGGAAGAAAGCAGCAAAACAGGACTGATCGGCATTGTAAAGAAGCTGGGCTACTGGGCGATCATTCTTGTGGCTTTCATTATTTCCGGCGTGTTCGTACACTTAGGAAACGACGTGCTGGGAATCAATCTGGCATTCTTGACAATGATCGGCTGGTGGGTGGTTGCAATGCTGATCGTGAATGAAGCACGAAGCATTCTGGAGAACCTTGTAGAATGCGGTTACAATGTACCGCCTGTTCTTGTAAAAGGACTGGCAGTGACAGAAAAGATCATGAATGCAAAACAGGAAGGAGAATTCGGAAATGACAGTACAGAGGACCAGAAGAGGGATTGACGTTTCAGACAATCAGAAAGTGATCGACTGGGGGAAGGTGAAGGCGGCGGGCGTCGCCTTCGCTGTACTGCGTTCGGTCAGAGGATCCGGGAAAACAGACTATCAGTTTCACAACAATCTGGCTGGAGTTAGGGCGCAGGGGATCCCGTTTGATGTCTACAAGTACAGTTATGGAACTACGCCGGAAAAACAGAAGACGGAAGCACAGCAGGTCGTTGATCTGCTGAAATCATGCGGCGTCGAGGACTGCACAGTCTGGTGGGACATGGAAGACAAGACGCTGCGCCAGCTGGGAAAAGAGAAGTTGACAGCACTTATAAAAGTTGCTAAAGTGATCATAGAAGCCGCCGGGTATGAATTCGGTATTTACTGCAATGTGGACTGGTACAAAAACGTGCTGGATCCGACAGCGTTTTCCTGTAGATTCTGGGTGGCACGCTATCCATCAAAAAAGGAAATGCAGCTGGAAGACACGCCGAACGATAAATACAAGCCGCAGATCACACAGGAACTTTTCGGATGGCAGTATTCTTCGGCAGGACGCGTGGACGGAATCAGCACAAGCGTTGACCTTGATCTGATCTACGAAGATCTGGAGCAGAACGAAGCCCCGAAGGACTACAGCACGCCGTATGCAGAACCGACATATACCCTGTACCGGGGAAGACTGGCACAGAAGGTGGAATATGTAAAATGGTTACAGTGGCACTTGATCAAAGTGGGCGTTCTGAAATCACACACCGCAGAAGGAAAAAGCAATCTTGACGGATCCTTCGGTAAGAGGACGGAAGCAGCGCTGGTGGCATTCCAGAAAGCACACAAGGAAACGTACAGCACAAAGGAGCCGGACAAGAAATGCGGAAAGAAGACGCGTGCGGCTCTGATCGCGGCTGTGAAAGCCCTTTGAAAACCGGGCAGCACCGGAACATAAACAACGCGCAATACACAAAAGGCGCGAAAAACCCAGAAAAACTGCATGCGACAGCTTCCGTTGAGGAAGCTGCTAACGCTGGCAAGTTCTGAGAAATCCAGTAAAATCAAGGGTTATCGTGGTTCTGAATGTTCCACGATAGCCCTATTTTTTTCCACGTAGCACACGAATTGTGTGTAAAGCGGGTTAGAGAGCTTAGCCCTCTAATCTACGCTGCATTATGGCGAATGATTTATGGAAAGGAAATAGACGTCACTTGTAAAAGTTAATTCCACTTTGTAAGGGTAACTTCCACCTTGTAGGACTAACTTCCACGGGGTGGAAGTTTTTTCTTACAAAAATGGTGGTATTTATGTCAAAAAGCATCTATAATAAACCAAAAGCCGGAAAAATGCGCATCAAAATGAGAAGTCGAATTCACGTGGTCCTGGTAAGAGTTAGTGAATTCCACCCCTTAAGGTAACGATAGGAAACTCATCCAACTGCGTAGGACTCCGGCCTTTTGATTGTTTATAAGGAAATTTCTGCAGATGCAGAAATCTTTATCCTTACTTCGCCGGGGTACTTTTTATCTGATGAAATTAGCTGTGTCAAGGCCAAAGCTTTAAAAAGGTGCCTGCGGCAGCCTTGACACAGTTAATTCTCATCAGAATTGTATTAATCAAGCGAAGTAAGGATAGAAGTGTGCAATGCACACAGATAAAGAGAGTGCTTCTTTCTTTATTTGTGTTTCAATAATTCCGGTTTCAGAATGATTTCATTTGCAGGTATTTTGTGAATACCGAGTAAGTCTAATATTTCCTTGCCATAGTAGAATTCAAACATTTCATAAGGTGATTTATCACCAAGTTCAGGTCTTCCATAGGAATTGATGTGATCCATCATGAGATTGATTTCCGCCTGAGCGTACTGCCCAAGATCCGTGAATTTTGGAATGATTCTTCTTATGAATTCATGGTTATTTTCACAAGCTCCCTTCTGACCGGGAGAAGAGGGATCACAATAAAATACCCGAGACCTTATCACACCATCTGAGTCAACTTCAATACCGAAAGGATCTGAAAACTCGGTTCCGTTGTCGGCCAGACATAGGGGGAATAGTTTGGTGAAGTTATCAAACCCAAGTAATTCGTATAGATGATCAAATATGTCAGTCACAGATTTAGAGTCATTTGCTTCCCGCAAAAATGCCAGTTGAAGCTTTGGAAGTACAAAGTGAATGGTGAGTAATACAGAACCGCCCTTTATCCCTTCTACAGAATCAAGTTCAGTAACAGGGAGCGAAGGATTGTTCATTCTGTAAAGCTTATAATCATCATAGGTTCTGCCTATTCTGCAGGATTTATCAACTTTGAGAGGGACTGACTTTTTCTTTCTGGGCTTAAATCGGACCTTTCTGGGCATGTCTATGTTTCTGGCAGAAAAAAGACCACTATCGGCATAAATATAAGCGGTTTTTTCACAGCAGGAAATCTTGTCCTGATTGTTAGCAAGTATGTGATGGATAGATTGACCGTTTTTGAGTAAAGGACTTATTACGGAATCAAGCTGTTTCAATTCATCTTCGCAGAGATTAAAGCCTGAACGTGATTCGCTGCGCACCAATTCATACTCTTTTTGCGCGGAAAGAGCTTTATAGAATCTTTTCTCAAGGGTGCAGCTGTTTAACAGATCACAACCATTACATACGTAGGGAGCCTTGGATAGTTTGGGACATTCCTCTTTGGAGTAGTCCGAACAGGAGGTTGTACAATGCCCACAGGCACTGCATTTGTTACGGTTTTTATGACGTTCGCAGGCAAGGCATATATCGCCGTAATGGAAACAGTGCTTTCTGTTCAGGCAGTCGTTAAAAGGTCTATAAGGAGCACCTTTCTTTTCAAATATGATATGAGCTTTCACTTCTTTGGATACAGTGGTACAGTCCTTAAGAATCTGTTTGCCAATGGCTTTAAAACTCATATTTTTATTAAGAGAATGCTCAATTACGTATCTTTCATCAAAAACTAAATGTTTATTCTTATTCATATGTTTCTCCAGTTCCGGCCGGAGCTTAGAGATGGACGAATAAGAATAAGATAGCATTAAGAATAAGTAACTTCCACACCTGATGTTTGGAGGTAGTAAGTTCCACATCGAATTAGATAGGGGTGGAAGTAAGTTTTACAAATGAGTGGATTGTAAAAAAGTAAGAAAAAAGCAAA